TTCATACATAGTAAAAGAAGATGAAAATGACATAGTAATATTCGTAGTTTCTACAAAATTAGCAACGTGATTGTTACCTACTGTTCTACCACCCCAGAATCCTGCTCCATATTCTGAATCTCCATATTCACCGTTGTATCCTGTTCCTTCTTTTCTTGTACCCCCAGTATATATTATCATCCCATGTTCATAAATAACATTACCTACTACAATAGAATCTTGATCAATAAAATTAGGAGTTAACATTCTTAATCTTCCTTCACCATCATCAAAATAACTACCACTATCTGTTTCTATTACTATAGAATTAGGTAAAATATAATCACCGAACATTGATTTGGGGACTGACATTACACCTATATAAGGTTCAAATATAGTTTCACCATATAGAGCTTCACCATATTCCGCTTCACCAAATATAGCTGAAGGGGTAATAACAGTATATGAACTAGTAGGCCAAAATTTTAATGGGTTTAAATTAGTTTGTTCGAAATTAAAATAGGCATTTGATGGAATGTAACCATCTGTAGTACCATCTGGATTTATAGATTGGGTGTTTGCTATTTGAACATCACCATTACTACTTGAAATATAATTTGAATAATAAAGTTGTTGGGTAGAAAAGTATATCGCTGATTGTGAATATTCAGTTAAATATCCTGTAGCACTCCCAGTTGCGAATTTATTCCCTAAATATCTATCAATACCTACATCGGATGAAGTTAAAGCATTCCCTTCATATGAGAATCCTTTAACTAAGTCTAATGGAGATATTATTATATCCTGAGAATTTAATGTTTTGAAAGCCGCCATTCATTTCTAAAAATCTAGTTTAACTCTAACAAGAGCTTCTTTTGTAAAATCTTTTAATAGGGGTTTTGATAATTTTGCCACTGCTAATAATTCATTTGAATCATTATACATACCTACTGTTGTAATATATGTTTGTGGGTTATTAATAAAGTAATTATAAATTACTTCACCTGTTGAACCTGAAATATATGATGGATTTTCTGAATAATTAAATTCACTGTTTCTCGCTCTAACAAATACAAAATCAGATGTAATTGTTTCTTCTGAGTTTAGTCCAAATTGAGAACCTGATTGGATTGCATCCAATAATTTTATTGGATTCGCCCCATTTGTATTTGTAGCAGTAACTGTTGATAAATTTATACCTTCATTGGTATTTAAATCTAAAGCATCACCATTTAATAAAATAGTTCCAATATCAGGTAAAAATAAACCATACGAGCCACTATCAGTTGTATATCCTTGTGAATTTACTCCTGATCCTGAATCATATGATACACCATTGGATCCACTAATTACTTGGTATGCTCTTTGAGTACCATAATATGTTGGTACAGTTACCATTTTAGAATCATCTGTTAAAAATAGACCATTTGGGTTAGTTGGAGATTTTAATATTAAATTCATTGAACCTGGAAATAATGCTTGTTTATAAGCTGCTCTTTCTATACTTAAAGCATAAATTGAACTTCCAGTAACACCACCAAATACAAATGATGAGTTTTCGTCTTCTAAAACTAATGTTCGATATTGACCATATATAGTTTTTGATGGGGATACACCTGGTGCCGCTAATTGGTTATAAGCTAAAGTACCACCTCCTGATTCATTTCCATATGCTATCTGAAATTGAGCTAATGAATTTGAACCTGTTGGGTTTTCATTAAATACTGTTGTATAGTATACACCTGAAGCTCCATTAACTTGATTTGATTGTGTAAAAAATGTAGTTAAGGTTGGTTGGTTATTTGTCCAGCAAGTTGCAGTTTGTGCCTGTGCACTTACTACAAAATCATCTGCTTCTAATCTTTTAAATCCCATGTTTTATATATTATGTTGTTGACTTAGTTATTGTAACTGGAATTGTTATTCTTGCTCCACTATCTAAACCATTAACTGTTAATGTACTTACTAAAGTTGAATTTGATCCAAATAAAGTATTTACTGTTGTGGCTCTTAATGTAATTTGAGTCCCAGTTACAGTTGAGGAAACATTTGTTCCAATTGTTGTTGTTGAATTAATATTAGAATTTGTTGCTGATGCCGTATTAATACCTGTTGCCTCAAATGTATTTAATAACCTAACATCCGCGATTGTACAACTATATCCACTTGTTTCAAATACTTGGTCGTTACCTAAATAATTTAAAGTTTGAGGTGTAATTGCGATTACAGCACCTTGTTGTAAGGTAATTGCACTATATCCTAAGTTTAGAACTGGGAGTTTAGCTGTACCTCTTGGTAGTGTTGCTAGTTTATATTTTACTATTTGTGAGTCTTCAGGAAATGCTTCTAATAAAGGCATTCCATCTATAGCTTCACCATAAAATGCTGATCCAGAAGGGTGTTGTGGATTATAAAGTGTATAATCTATTTCATCGTCTGAAAGTGCAAATTGTGTAATTCTGAATGAACCGTCATTAGCTGCTAACAATTCTCTACCTTTTGTTGTTAAGATAGCATCAACTGTTATGATTGAATTATTTAAGTATCCCATTGTTATTTTTTTATATAAATATTGTTATATGTTATAAATATGATTAATCTATAAGTTTATTATCTCTTAGTTGTTTTAATACCTCATCTGGATTTAATTCTATATCTGCTACCGGGTAGTGTGGGAAGAAGAATCCTGTAGGTGTGTTATCTTGTTTTCTTAATGGTGGTATATATGAAATAAAACTTCCAGATATATTTTCTGTCATTGATTGTGATTGAGGAAAAGTAGAAGTCCAATCAAAATCTGGGTCAGTAACACCTGTACTTATTAATTCAGTATTTCTAGATTCTGCGAATTTAGTTAATTGTGGTAAGGAACCATAAGGAAATAATTGATTAATTAAAATAGAGTTATAAGATGTAATAAATCTTCTTAATAAGAAAAAGTTAATATTTACCCCAGGAGAAACTCTTCTATCTAGTGTTAATTTTAATCTAAATACTCCTTCAATTTCTTGTGTTTTTTGAGGGGGTGTTACTGTAATTACTTTATAAGTTTGCTGTTCACTATTTATAAATCGTATTTCATCATTTGGTAAAACATTCCATGGAAGATTTGGTCGAGGCCATGCTGTATCTGTAGGTTCTTCACCTCCTGGGAAAGCATTATTACGACCTGGTATATAAGGTAAATACCCAATATAATAATCTTTATCATAGGTTAAATTCCCATTTTCAGATACTAACATTATTGCATCTTTTTGTCTTGTTTTAACTGCAGATCCTGTAGTAAATTGTAATAATAATTCACTATTATCTGAAAACATTAAATCATTATCTATACTAGGAGTAACTGGGATTATATATCGACGTGAATTTGAAGCTGTAGAACCTGCAGTTCCTATTGTTCCAGTTATAGATCCTGTATATTGAATGGTCCCTCCATTATTTTTAATTTCTATAAATCCTTTATTTGTTAAAGTGTTTAAATGATCCATATAAGGTTTAATATCCTGACCAGCTGATGATGTTTGGGCTAGATAAATTGTAGAAGAATCACCAAATGTAGAACTATCAAACCTTATTGAACCTGAACCTAATAAATTATTAAATACTGGATTAAATTGATCTGTACTAGAAGTATAATTATATTCTAATGGTGGTGTTGCGTTTGATGATGAAAATGCCCAGAAAGGATAATTTAAGGCATTATCTTCAGTATTATCTTCTGTTTGAGCTGATGTTACTTCTACATTAAAAAATGGACCTTTTATAGCTGGTTGTATTACTACAGGTGAATTATTACTACCTCCTGTAACTCCAGGACCGTAAACTGGTACTCTATTAGGATTCCAATAGTTTTTTAACCCATCATTATTAATTACGTCTTGAGTCTGCCCATCATATTTTAATCTAGAATTCCATCTGTATCGTACACCACTTACTAGTTCATTACTTGATTCAGCATTAAAATCAAATGATATATAAACTACTTGGTTGAGTCTACCTCCCTGAGCAATAGCATTTTGGATTTGATCTTCATATATACCTGATCTCCATCTATTACCTATAAAACTTTCATCTGATGATACTGATGCAAAGTCTATAGTTGAAGTTGTCCCATCTAAAGATGCTATATTTCCATTTTGACCACCATAATATACAGTTATTTTTGGAGGAGTTGTAAATGTAAAAGGAATATCAGTCCAATTACCTTGACCTTGTTGGATAGATTTTTGGAGTCGGAGTTCAATTTGCCCTACTCTTCTACTTCCATATTGTGAGGAAGTACCACTTGGGTTGGACCAAGAAGACGCTTGGCCCACTCGGGTTCTAAATTGATCCGGTACAGTACTAGGTTGGGAATATTCTAACTTGATTTTATAAATATCTGATAAGGCTCCAGAATAAGTACCATCACTACCTGATCCAATAGGGTCCATAGTAAAGAATATCTCACCTGGTGTTCCAAAATAGGGGTTAGTAGTAGCAGTATTATTAGGGTAATTTGGGTCAGTATCCTCATCACTATCAATGGGGAAGGTTGAACCTGTCCAACTAGTAGTATCAGTTTCGTTTATGATAACAGCATTTCCTACTTGTTCATTGTAAGATACACCATCTTCATCAACATATTGTCCCCATCTATTAAGGAATGATGAAGTTACTTGTGTTGCATTAAGAGTACCATTGGATGCTGTAATCCCTGCTAGTAAATTATTATAGCTAATATCTTGATCATTATTGTAATAAGCGTCATAAATAGTTCCCCCTACTCTTTGACCATATTGCATGTAGGATTGTGAAAAACTACTAACAAAATTTGGATTTCCTTCCAATGGAATAGCATCTGTAAAACCTGCTGATGAAGTCTGTGAGTATAATATAGGAACTGCTTGTTTAGCTACTACTTGTATAGGTTGCAATCCATTAATTTGGTCATACTGGGATGAACCTGATATTTGGTTTACTTGAATATTTCCTAATCCCTTTTCTTCCCAATTCCCTTCTATATCTAGGCCAGTATATGGGGATAACAAAGGATTTAAAGCATCACCTTTAGAATTAATTAAATATTTTAAGTTAAGTTGTATTTTATTATTTACTACAGGATATGGATCCAATATTTGATCACAATAGGCAAAATATGCTCTTTGGTAATCAATTACAGGTAAAGTTCCAAACCCACCACTTAAACCTTCTATTGAATTTACACTATTGGCTTGTGTTCTACTTCCATTATATCTTGGAAAAATTTTAGAAAGTGTTGTATAATTAGATATAGGTACTGTTGATTTTTGTGCTGATCCTGATAGTATATTTTGGAAGTTAATTGGGTCATATATTCCGGTTGAATAATCTACCTCCTGTATAGTTTTATTTCTTCTTTCCCCTATTGCATTATTTAAAATAGGTTGGCAATCTAAAGCATTGTTAAAACCTAATGTTCCTTCAAATGCATTTTCAACAAATGTTGGTACTAACCCATCCCCTTCTAAACTACTAGTTGGAGTATTAAATTCTAAATAATAATCTCTTACTACTAATGAATTTTCTACTGATGCTGAATTTGCTGATCCAGATGATACCGATAATGCTAAAGATAAGCAATCTTTAATTGATATAGATTGAGATGGTATTAAATAACTCATAGTAATAGCCAAACCATTAATATGAATATTTTCATCTCTAAATTCAGATTGTGTTACAAACGCATCTAATGTGGATGGAACTGCTGTTGGGTAACTACCTGTGTAGATTCTTATAGAAGCAGTAGGCCAAGTCGGTCCATCTCCTGCTTCACCCTCGTTATAAACTGCGGTACCATATTCGGAACCTACTTCTCCATATCTATCACCTTCAGCACTACCTGTCCAAGCTGCAAGAAACATTGAGGCTGTTACTTGAATATCATTTTGAGGTAGTTGGTTAAAAACATATAAACCATCTAAACTAGAAGATAAAGATGATGAATATGATATATAAGCAGATTCCCATCTTTTAGAAAAAATATCTGGTGGTGGGTATGGTGTACCAAGTACGCTAGGGAATAATATAGTACTGTTAAGTCCTAATGAATTATAAGTACCATTAGGGTTAAATTCTGGTGGATCTGTTGGTTCAGGTACATATCCTTCCTGTGATAATGTTCCTACTAGAGCATCTATATTTACATTGTAACCATCTGGAATATCAACAAAGGATGAAGTATTAGCAGAAGAAGTAAAGAATACCCTTACACCTTCTAGGGCAGCAAATTCCTCTACTTTAATATTATACTTAGCATAAAATCCTAGATCAGTAACTAAACCAAATTGAGTTGATCCTGATGCTACTGAACCATTATTCCCTGTTGTTGGGAATGCACTACTGGTGTAAGTATAAACTCCTATATCTCTTAGAGTTATCGAGTTATAAGTCTGGGGGAGAATATTTCCATATGTGCCTTGACTTTGAAATAAATCTCCTATATAATCAGTATATGAAATTAATTCAGTTTTTAATGAGGTGTTTTGAGTAAACCCTGTAAAAGATCCAGGTTCAAATGTTGGATTTGAAACAAATAAATCAAAGAACCCTGCATTTGCATATAAAATTTCATCTATATCATATTCAATATAAGTTGCTACAAGCGCATTAGGATCTGATAGTTTTAATTTTCCTCCAGGTTTACCAAAGTCTATTGCTTGTTGAAGACCTGATAATGTTGAATTATTTGAAAGAGTCTGATCGAAATAAATGTGAGTAGCAAGAGTAGCATTTGAATTGTTTGCTATTATCGCATTTTGTTGTGGTGGGGGTGTTGTAGTATTTTTCCAAGTAAATGGACCCCCAAAATCATTTGTAAGTTCTTGGTAAGCATCTTCTCTGTATAATCTAAAGGCTGCACCTATAATTGGTGGTGAATTTAATACTTGATATTTTGTAAATACAAAAGGATGGATATTTCTTGAAGGGTTGTATATTTGAAATGAACCACTTACAGGTTCAACCCTATCAGGGCCAACCCTTTGACCGTCTATTTCAGTTGAGTAATTACCTAATATTGCTAATTGTTTTTCTAAAAATTTACCAGGAATATTCCCACCAGTATCATTACCAGCATTTGTGTTAATAGGGTTACCTACTGGTAACCAAGGATTAGCAGGAATACCTGAACCTGTTTCAACTACTATATAAGCTTTATAAGCTCTATGTAAATGTGGATTATATCTATAAGGATTATTTCTTGATTCATCACTAAAATCTCCTCCTACTGTGCTATACCCCCTATGTACCCAAAGTTCTTGGTCTGCTTTTAAAGGTATTTCAGTACCATATTTATTTATTTGATTACTTGTTAAAGTAACAACTAAATCACCTGAGGGGTTGGTAAATTGTCCTGCTAATTGAGCTTGGGAAATTGTAAATGTTTCTCCTGCTGACCAATTACTCCCTGTTGCAACAACACAAGTTATTTGTGTTATCTGATACCCAGCTCCTACGGGTGTGGATACTACTGATACTTGAGCTCCTGTTCCGAACTTATCACCAGTTATTGCTATTGGAGTTCCACCTCCTTGGTTGTCAACTGTTACTGTGTTGAAATTAGTAAAGGATTGACCTAAATTTAAACTTGTAAATTCAGGTCCATTTTCTACCATATAACTAGTATCAACTCCAAAATTTACAATTTTAGAATTATAAAATGTACTTCCTTGTGTTATTGGGTTTTTACTAGATGTAATTAAAGCATTTGTTGAGGCCACAGAATCCGAACCTGAAACTAATATTTGGTTAGTATCTTCTTTAAAGTAATATTGTATTCTTGGGGTAGTTTGGTCTGCCATGTTTTAATTTAGTATACTTTACTATTATAAATAATATAATAAAAAATTTTTAATATTCCTAACTGTTTTTTTTAAGGTGCCCATGGATCAAGTCCAGTTCCTGTAGTGCTACTAACATAATATGATTGTTGTACTTCACAATAATATGAGATAGCTCCTCCAAAAGTTTCTATATATACTCTACCTACTCTAATTGAAATTGATGTACCAGATTGGAAAGGTGCGTCTACAACACTAACATTAACCCCACCACTACCTGTTTGACCTAGAGGAGAAACATTAATCCAACTAACAGGGTTAACACCCGTAATATCTGTAGCTCTAGCAGTCCATATGACGGTTTGAGGGGAAGTTGTAACTGTAATACTTCTTGTTGGATTATTAGTAGGTTGAAGACTAGTCATATTAGGACAACTTACACTAAGGCTGGACCCAATTGGGGTAAGGTTAATCCTTGGTGTCACGGGGACTTGAACTGGGTCAGATCCTGATATTATTTCAAACCAAGGTCCTATTTGTACCGATGATGCTGTTATTGACCCTGTATAGAATTGTAAATCATTTTGACCATTTCCTCCTAAAGTTGATGAAGCACTTAATGCCATTATAGTAGCAGGTTTAGCATTCATAAACCAAGGACCTTTACTTGCAGTATATGGTATACTTGGGTCATTATCTATTTCATATGAACCTGTAAAGAAGTTACCATTTGTATCACTACTAAATCCACTACCTGATCCCACTCTAAATACATCACCATTACCATCAGTTTGAAAATAAGTTGATTGACCCCAACCTCTAAAGAAAGATTCTGTTGGGAAACCATTTACAGGTGGGAAAAACCCTTGTGGAACTGATTGGGTAATACCTAATGTAGGTGTTACATTTGGATCTTCTCCAGATGACGTAGCATAATAACTAAACTGACCACTTGCACTAAATGTTAAATCATAGAAATTAGTATCATATGAAGTAACAGCTTGTGAAGACGGGAGTTGATTTATAATTAATAAAGTAGCATCTTCAGTATCTGGGTTATCATCAGATTGAAATGATGAATTTGCTATATACCATGTTTGGTAACCATCAATAAGATTATTTAAATAATCACTAGCACCAGTTAAATTAAATTGAACATATAAACTATCTTGAATGAATGGAATAATTGGTATATTATTTACATCAACATTAGACATTTTTATGTATTTAACTGTATTTGTTACATTATTAGCTACATCCTGATTTAGTAATGTTATTATTAGATCTTGATTAGCTTGAGTTAAACCATTTGAAGTTAAAGTAGCTAATGGGATTGTAATTCGTTCTGATGGTCTAAAGTTTAAACCTGATAGAGTGGCTTCTGCATTTACCCTACTATTATTACCACCATTTGTGTATATTCTTATAGAGGCACCAGTTCCTATTCCTGAGGGTCCATCAGCATTTATATTTTCAAGTATAAAATCTACAACAGGCCCACTTGTTGTCCCATTTTGGATATTTTGAGTAATATTAAGTGGTTGATTAACGGTTAATTCTCCATTTATACTAACAGTATCAGCCCAAAACCAAACATTTCCTTCTAATGGTAAATTATTAGGATCTATAAAGCTTTGTTCTGGGAAGTTATTATGGTTAAACCATTGAATTCTGAATTGGTAATCGGGTACATTATCTTGTCCAAAAAATGCACTACAGATATCTTTCATCCCTACATCAATAGGGTCTCCAAATTCTCCGTTATAAAATTCTCTTTGATCAATTCTAGGATAGTTTACTGGGGAGACTTCATTTGAATTTAAATTATATAATTCATTAGGCATACTTATACCTTTACCAGGTACAATTGATTCACTCCAAGATTGCACAAAACCTGGGTATTGTGCAAAAAATGAAGAGGCAGATACTTCACTTGTTGTTAAACCACTATATGGACTCCCAGCTATTGTAAAACATATATTTACAACTTCATTATCTGTGTAGGAATCTACATGCTGGAGGAAACCTTGCCCAATTTTATTTTCTTCTACTGTTAAATAGAATTGATATTGTGAAGTATAATCACCATAAGGAGCATTTCCATAATCTGAATCATCATGTCCGTATCCACCATAATATATACCTCTATCAATCCTCCATAACATATAACTATTAGGATTATTATTTCTAGTAACTTGAACATAATTAACTTGACCCGCTGTAGAACTAGATACTAATGCCATTAATTCTGAATGGTTTTGGAGATCTGTTCCTAGAGTACTAAGACTCATAGTATTAGTCGTATTAGTGGCATCTATATTTGTTAGAAGAAATTCACCGTTATTAGCATTTGGTTCTAAAATATTAACTGATGAAGAGTAAAAATAATTTTCAATACAAATTATAGAATTTGATTCACTAACTGGGGCAGCAAAATTATTATTAAATGGTTCAAATACACCACCTGTACCTCCACTAAACTTATATATAGCTGATCCACTAACATTACCGTATGATGGGAATGAACTTGATGGGAGGGCATCTTGACTTTGTCCTGGGGTTTGGCCAACATATGCTGTTACATTTTTATTAGAGTTAGGTACTTGGTAATCCCTAGGGAATGATTTTACACTACCGGAATATATTGGGGTTGTATATGAAGCAGAAGGAGGTGCCTGTCTATTTCTTTCTAATAAATTTTGTTTAATAACTACACCTGAAGATAAACTAGTACGAGCAGGTGTAAAATCTTTGACCATTTTAAATAATGAATTGTCAAAAAATTTAATTAACCTTATAAAGTCATTTATGTTATAACCATTTATATATTTTGTAAAATATTCATCCCGTAATTGATCTAATTGAGGGTATGAATAACCCGATTCTGATATTTGTCTTGGGTCCCCAATATAATCACCTAAATTAAAGGCACCAATTTGGGCAATGATATCATCATTAACTTGGTCCGTAGGTGAAAATGCTACTTCTAAATAGTTTATATTAGGGTTACTACCACTTGGGTAGGAAGATTGTTGTATTGATCTATAAGGAGATAAGGTAGAACCTGTAGGTAAAATTTCATCTACTATTTGTATTTTATCTGTAATTCTATTTTTAATACCTCCTGGTACTTGATTTAAGAATATTTCCTCTTTATTTGTTATAAATGAGCCTGTTACAAAGAAATCACTAGTATTATCTGCAAAGGATTGTGTTATTTCCCAAGACCCAGTTACTTTAGGATGAATTGATGTCCTACTCGCTGTTATTAATTGTGTACCTAAATCTGCTCTAAATACTAAATCATTAGGTGTAGAATTAATTGTATTACCTTGTGTTGAATATGGGTTCATTACATAATCGAAAAATAAACTTTCGCTTAATGCAACATCCCAATATCTTACTTCTTGTAAAGCACCCGTTAATGGTGCGTAATTTTGGAGACCAATTAATAATGAAGCTGATGGTAAATAACCTATTGATGTGTTAGCCCAATATTGCCAGTTATAAGTTGCTTCATTAGATCCTGAAAATCCTATTTGGTTATCTATTCTATTAGCAGCATATAATACTGCTTTTTCAGCTTCAGGACTTGTTGGGTTATAATCTACAGTTGCTTGAACTGACCACCAACCACCATCAAAAAATGGTAAATCTATACTAGCGGTGTTATTACCTGCTAATAAACCATCTGGCCATAATTTTAAAGTACCATAAGCATTACTTTCAGATGGTACTGATCCTGAATATGAACCACTATCCATCCCTGAACCTGTATATTCGAGGGTTATAAATGCTCTTGTTTGGTCTCCTACCCATACATTATAATATGCAGATGAAGTAGGTATACCTGGGGTTTTAAATCTAAATTGTAATGATTTAGGAGCTGAATCTACATTTTGGAATTTAGGGTTTACTACAAATGAAGATGACATATAACTATTTCCATCTAAATGTAGAGCATAATTAAATATATCTTCTTGAAAATCCCAATCTTTAAAGTCTTGTCTATCTTTACCCCCAAACTCATTTATTCTTAAAATTGTTGAAGGAATACCATAAGCTGTAATTAATGCTCTGATGCCAGCTATTGTACCTTTTTTCTTAAGTAAATATGGTATATTATGGTATATCCGTTTATATAATGACTTATTTACATTATCTAATGGCACTATATTATCCGATGCAGATATTGTTGTATCTACGTACTCATACCCAGAAGGTGCAGGATAACTACCAGTCATATTAGGGAAAGGAAATGCACTACCCGATGGGGTTATTCCTAAAAATGATGTATATAAATCATCTGTGTTAAAATTATTTGAGTATAATTTCACACCAAAATCCTTAATAGCATCTGCTACTAAATCTTGGGCTATACCAAAGTCTAAACGGTTATCTGCGTCAAATCTAGTGGTTAAATTTTTAGTATATAACCATGTGTTATCATACTGTTGAGCCACCATATCAACGAATAATTCGTATTTTGCATTTTCTGGGTCTTCTCTAAGATATGAGGGAATAGCATTAAATAAATAATCAGGGTTATTAGCATCATAATTTGAAGCTGATACTGCCTGACCTCCGTAATAACCACTTGTTTCATCTGTACTACCCACCCATGTTAAGGCTTCAGTACTTCCAGTAGGAAATAAAATATAAGGGGGTTCTGTATTTTGTTTTGGGTATGATTTTGTAGACCCACTGTTAAAATACATAAAATACTCCCAACCATCAAAATTAGTAATAACTTTTTCAATACTATTACTAAGTTCAGCTTTACTAGAACTATATGTACCACTATTTAAGGGTAAATTAGCAATAGCATTACTCGAAGATTGAATTAATCCTACTTTATAGTAAAAATTATCTAATCTAGTGTATGCTGATGAAAAATGAATAAAATTACTATATTCAGTATAATCAACACTTATATTAATATTTTTTCTATTTAATAGACTTTTTAGCTGGTTTTGAGAGCTGGTTATATCAGTACTTATTAAAGTATCATAACTAAATAATTCACCAGATTTCCCAGTTTCTTGTGTTGCAGTAATGCTATAATTTGGACCTTTTATAAATTGAATATCATTTGATTCAAAATTAAAAGGAGGAAAAGTAACACTATATGCTTCAGGGTATGAGATTTCTTCAACTACCCATAAGGTTGACTTTAAATCAAATTGAGGGGGTAAAGGTTCATATAACTTAACTAATAATGAAGGTTCTACAGAGGTTGTAGTATCTAATTTTAAATTATTAGCAATAACTTGTTGATCATTCCCAAAATTAAGAAGAAAATCTACAAAATAATCTTGGGTTTCACGAATTTCAATAAATGCTTCACTTGAACTAACAATTAATTCACTTGGTATAACATTACTATTTAATCTTAATTCAGTTCTATCTGAACTAATTTCACTAATATAATAATTAATATTAATATCTGATGCTAATCTTTTTCTATAAAAATTATAAGTAGCATAAAAAGTACCTTCATCAAATCCTAATTCTTCAAGATTTTCATCTGGGTATAATAATGTATCACCGTTTACTACACTGTAGTTAGTTACAGGAACTGCTTTGACTGATCCTACTTGGGGGTAAATTAAATTTTTACTTTCATCATAAGCATAATATTCTATATAATCGGTAGAGGAAGAGAAAGCAGTATCTAGTCTTGAGGAAGATATTAAATTACTATCTTGCTCGTTATATTGTTGAAATTCAAAACTTTTTGGATCAACCTGTACTATATTTATTTTATTTTCTTCCATATTTAGAAAGTAGTAGTGTTTGTTGTGTTTTCTTCAGTAGGTGAAGTTGGAATTGCTTTTAAAATTTCATTATATTGTTCAGTTCCTGATATGTTTTCTTCTTCTATACTATTAACATCTATATTTATTTTTTCTCCTGTAAGGGCTTCTGCTTTTTCTATTTGGGATTGTAATAAATCTCTTCTTAATTGAGTAATTTCTTTTCTTAGGGCCTCAATTATTTCATTATCCTTATCAAAATTAATATACTCACCACTAGTTTTTACTAAATATTCATGAGAATTAGTATCCCCAAATGAAGGGATATCATAAAACAACTCATTATAATATTCGAAAAATTGTTGGACTGTAGTTGTTAGTTCTATTTGTTCATTTACAGAAATAACACCCAATTGTTGAAATTGGGTATCTATAATTTTAGGATATTCTGTTTTAGAATATACCTTTTTAATTAAATCTATTTTTTCTGTATTTCTATCCATTTTATATATTAACCATTAATTACTTTAAAGTAATAGTTTTCATCTAATACTACTGTTTGATTATCAACTACAGTTTGTATCAATATATTATAATATCTTTCGGGCTCCAACCCATTCATATAGATAGTAAAATAACTTCCAGTTGAATCACAGCTAATTTGTGTAAATTCTTTATCAAATTCTATTACATATTCATTAGTATCTAAATCTTTTATTGCATAATATGAAGATGAAGGTAAAGCATAATTGATAGTATAATCAGATTGTGTTGTAAAAGTTCTTGTTGGAAATAATGGTCTAGAATTTATTCTAAATTGGTTAATACTTTCACTATAAAACACTCCTTGATTATTATCTAAGGCAACAAATACATCTGGAGTATTTAGTACCGGTAGTTGTTGAATATCATGTGATGATAAGGTTACTACGGCATTAGTTGTAGCTCCTGAGGTAGATGATAATGTGTTTATTGTTGCAGCATCCCATTGTAATATGTCTCCCTCTTTATAACCTAACCCTAGTTCTTTAACAAATACATTTAACATTGAAGCACTATTAAAAGTAGCTCCAAATGTGGCTCCTGTACCTGTACCTGAATTGCTATCAGGGGAAGGTAATGATTGAGTAAATGAACATGAAATTGAACTAGTTAATTCATTTGTAGGGTATGAGCCTGTTAAGGTTCTACCAAATTTAAAATCACCACTACTAGTTGAATATGAATAATCTCTCCATTTAATTTCTAATTGTGGTGGGTATATTGTATTTGTATCTACAGAGTAGAAACTTAATTGAGGTGTCACTGCACTTTCAGTAATAAATTCTTTTGAATCTTCCCATTTAATTATAAACCCTTCATTAGCTATTTCAATTAATCCTTGGTTTAAGTCTTGTGAGGAAGAATACCATACTTTTAAAATATCGGTTACATTAACATCTAGATCTTTTTTACTTCTTAAATTAAAATTTTGTGTAGATTCTAAAGAACCAATTCCATCATAACCCCCTGAACCTGTATACCAGTTACCACCACCAGCATTATTACTCCCTGAATATGATCCTGTAATTAAAGGTGGGAAACCTGCTTGTACCCAAGGTCTTGAACCTGAATATTCAGCATACACCCAACTTACACCTGTTCCGTTAATTTGGGTATCTAAATATTGACCAGTACCATTATTCCAAGAACCCGATAATGGGTATACGTTTAAATTAGAATTAAGTACTATATTTGTTGCTTTTGCAACATATGCTTTTAAACTACCTGACCATTCACTCCAAGATCCTGTTACTTTAGCAATAGAATCAATTACTTCTACAATTTCATTTTGGTCAAATTTTATAATAGATCTAGCAACTTGTGGAGTTGGGGTGGTTGAAGGATAAGTATTAAATACATCTAATATAGGATCTAACCCAGTATTCATTGCTGGGTAAGCACTGTATATTGAGGCGTCTTGAGAGGGAAATAATTTGTATATGGCCATAATTATAAGTTTATTACTTTTCCTTTAATATCTGTATTTGGGTATTTTAATTCAAAAATACTTGGGTCTAAAGAAGGAAATATTGTTCCATTTTGATTTGCACCACTCATATCATATGCCCATTCTGAATATCCTTTGCTTGATCCTGCAATATTGTATATTATAATTTCTTTAACAGTTTGTACTCCATCTAAGGCATCTAATAATACATAAAGATCAGGTACAATAATAGGTTGATTTATTTGCCATTTATTAATATCAAAATAGTTTTGTAGTGCTATTAGACACCTTTCAATTACTTCATTATTATTAAAATCAGGATATGTTGTTATTGAAAAATTTACACCAAAATTAATAATAAAAGCATTTTTAATACTAAGAGTATCACCAATCATTTTATATTCATTAAGATATGTTCTAACATTTTGTTTTAAAGCATTAGAAGGAACATCTAAAGTACCTTGTTGGTTTTGAGTTAATACATAAAGATCTAATGTTGTATTAGCTTCATCTGCATTGGGTTTTTGAGTCCATGCTTTTGAGATTCTACCATATTTAGAAGGCATACTTAAAGCTCTTACTAAATAGTCATTAGCAGTTACATTTCTTAACTGTGTTGAGAAATTTGATATACTATTTTGTCTTATTTCTTCTATTGTATCACCATCTTGACCACCAGAGGCAGCTAATGGGTTATTTGAGGCTATAGAATCAAATACATATTGGGCTGTAGTTGGGTTTAATCCTCCTTTTATAAATTTTATGTTTTGGGTATTAATATTTGTAATTGTATTAGATAATACATTAGATTCAACACCCCCACCAGTATAATATCTTACAGTTAATGTAGTATTCGAAGGGGCAATACCGTAAGTATTTGTAAATATAAAATTAGTAGGACTATAAGCTGCTGTTAATTTATTTTGTTCAAATGGTAAACCTAAACCAACATTCATTGAATTTGGGATAATTTCTTCTGTTGTACTATCAGGGTTACCAACACCAAATTGGAGTTGAAGACGAGTATTACTTAAAAATCTTGTTGCAAATCTAGTTTCTACTGATTTAGTTTGTAATAAATAAGGTGTATCTGTATCTAAATAAGTATTTGGGTCATTTATATTTGTATTTCTAATCCCATCAAATACTAATTCTTGCCCTAAATAATCAACCTCATACCATCTATTTCCATCAGAATCTATTACGTCAACTATACCAGCTATATTGGGTTGATCAATTTCTACTGTAAGAAAATCTTGTGGTGATCCTACTGAAAAAGATGTTGTATTGATTTTACCTGAAAATACATTTCTTGATTTTCTTAATAGGTAAAAAGAAGGATTACCTCCTGATAATTGGGCAATTGAAACGTTAGTTGGGTCTAGTGAACTAGATACTGTGAAGTCAATTGGGTTGTCTAAAGTAAAAGTTACAGTGGTTGCTGAAGTAGTTGATATTGTAGTATTGGCATCTACATATAAAGCATAATCATAGTCAGGAACATACTCATTATTAACTAATTTAGCAGGAACCTGTTGGTATATATCTACAAAAGTATTTGATAAACCTGTAACTTTAGGTTTATAACCGTACATATAAGCCATATCAAAGATATTACTTTGTTGTCTAGCATATTGTAGAAAATTTTCTTGTATTTGGTTATCTAAATAAAAGGATAATACATCACCTACATATGCTGCTTGTTCTATAAACATCATCCCTGGGGATGTATTTGAAAAATCAGTATAAGTAGTTGGAAAATAAGTTTTTGAATAGTTAATTAGCTGATTCCTTAACTCTGTAAATTCTTTATTTATATATTTTATATCTTTTCTTACAGCCATTAGTTAAAATTTAAATTTAAAGTATCTTCAATAGCAGTATTTATAACATTATAATATATTTGTACTGTTACTTCATTATTGTCTGGGTTAGATAAAACATTTAATTCACTAACATTTACAAGAGGAAACTCATTTTTTATTTTTGTATTTATATCTTCTTTTAAGAAATCTAAATTATCAGAATTTATTTGAGAAAATATGAATTGTCTTAAACCACCACCAAATGTTGGATTACCAGGTCTTTCACCAGGATTAGTTAAAAAGTAATTAATTAGATTATTTTTTATTGCTCGGGCAGTTTGATAATTAGGAGTAAACACACCACCAGCGTTGAATGGGAGATCTACTCCTATACCAACCCTTGGTCTTAAATCATTAACAAATTGATTTGGTGCTCTAAACGCCATATTATATTTTACCTTTCATTAAACTCATTATTTGGCTCATATCTACCTCACCTTGAGGTAAACTACCATTTGGGCTAGTTGTATCTATGTTGCCACTCATTTGTAATGGCATTCTATTTGTATTTGCACTTATAGTACCATTAGCATCAGGCATCATAGACCCTAATACATTTTGTATATTTTCCCTCATTGCCATTCTATCACCTTCAGGCATAGAAGTTTGCATTACTGGGTTCATTGGGCCTGGTGCTGCTACATCTGTTGTAGGGGTACCCATTCTGTTTTCATAAACAGTTTGTTTAGGAGAGCGTACAGCTTCCATAAGAATGTCTTTCATTTCTTCTTGGATTGCCTCTTTTACAGCTTCCTTTACGATTATTTTTAATTGACTTAGTTTCATATGTTTATAAATATTAAATTAATCTGCTTTTAAATTATTTTGCACTATATAAAATGCTAGTTCATCTAGTAATATTTGATCTTCGGCACTAAATGAAGGTTCTCCCTGTAATATTGTAATTCCTTGAGAATTTTTACCAATTGCTCTTCTTCTATATTGGTCTCCTACTTTAAATTTTTCTTCTTTTATAACTGAAAGTTCAAATCCATTTACGTTACCTATTATTTCATTACCTTGTTGTTCTGAGTTGGTTTTTAATGCTAAAAGTTCAGCATTTATTTCATCCATAGGGAGGGGAGGACTAGTGGATGCACATCCTTCTATTAATTCATCAATACGTTTCATATAACTTAATATTATTATTAGAGATATAACTAAAAATACTAAGGATATAATTATAGCTTTTTTAAGTTCTTTAGATACATTTGTAAAAGAATCTAATAATTGTTGTAGTTTTTCTAATCGACTAGTCAAAGAATAAGGTACACCTACTCCTAATGGAGCACCCAAGGGTATAGGTAATGAATTTATAGTCAGTTTTACCCCTTGTAGTTGGAGAGATATATAAAATAGGACTCCAGCAAGAGTAGTATTTACTGCTATTATTACCCACATTTGATTTATTTGTTTAACTATAGAATTTCTTTTTTTAATTAATTCTCTTAATACTTCATTACTAGGACATACTGCTTGTTCTTGTTCTTCTTTTTCTAGTTTAGTAATACCAAATATAATCATTAATTGTATAGCTAAAGGAAGTAATTTATTTTGTACTACACCAGCAAATTTTAATACTTGAGATTTTATAGTTAATAAAGCTAATTCAGCCGCATCTAAAAGAAATTTATTTGCTTGTATTGCTTTTTTATTTATTTCTTCCTCTACTTTTTCTGCTTCTACTTCAGCAGCCTTTTCTATATTTAACATTGGAACTATAGGTAAAACTTGGGGTACTTCACCCGCCAATGTTACTAAAGATTGTTTAGCAGGTGCATATCCTTCTAATTGGTAAAAAGTAAAGGGTTTTAAAATAGCTAATAAAGGTAAAGCACTAATACTTACAGTTCCAAACTTAAGTTCATACTCTCCCTTTTCATCAGTTTTTATGTCTTTATTACCATCTTTATCATATACATATTCCTTATATGTTTGATCAATTTTTATTCTTTTTACTTTACCTGTTAATCTATTTACTTCACCATTAGGGTCATCAATCTTAATTTTTCTAGTCTTAGTTACTAATTTCATAGGATATAAAGCAAATTGGGGTTTTACTTTTACTCCTTGGAGAGGTTCATTAGTTTGTTCATCATATATCCTACCTTTAACTGTATAAGTAGTGATGACTGGTTTGTATCTTTCAATAAGGGCTTTAGTCATTTGAAAATCCTCTATAGCCCCTGTTACACCCTCAGCAGCAGCAACTATCTTTTTACCTTTTGGGGATTGGATAAATAATTCACCTAACTCTAATAATTCTTTTTCACCTTCCATATTAGCTAGTTTTTACTTTATTAGATTTGTGAACTCCGGCTTTTGCTCTATTTAATATATTATCCAAGGTTCCTCCGGCTTGACTTAAAATAGTAGCATAAGATTGTGCAATGGGTACTGAATTTTCTAGGGCTAAATTACCACATAAAGCTTTTAAACTATTTACTATTGTTATAAAATCATCTATAAATGTATCCCCTAAAATTACAGCTTCAGTAGCATTTGTTTTTCCTAATGATACTATACCCTTATCCGATATAATATTTATATTTCTATTTTGGGATTGTATTCCCAAATCTTCAATTGATGTTAATACAATTGATTTATTGGATGAAAATAATATACTATCTGTATGGGTATTAAATAATAATCTTCCAGAATTTAATATTATTTGAGGATTATTGTAAGACTTAGGTGATTGGGGTACAGGGGAAATAATATTAGAATATGGGATTGTTGATCCTTCTCCTTCTTTTTTCTTAGATACTGCAATATCAAATGGGATGTTTTGGGTAGAAGTTAAATATATGGATGTAGGGTCATTGTTTATATCTTCTGTAATAGGTAAATAACCTTCGGATGAACCACTTAGGGGTTGACCATTTTTAATAATAGTAATTGGATCCCCATTTTCAGTATTTTTACCTTTAGACCAATTATTTTGTATAATACCTCCAGCTTTAGAAGTATTACCTAATCTAATACTATTACCAAATCTACCTTCAAATATATTATCACCAGCAAATGGTAAAATAGGGTGAATATCTCCTTTTTCCTCAAAGGTACCACCACTATTACCATTTAAATTTATACTTTGTTTTTGTGTTGTAGGTCTATTTACATTTCCTGCTTCTATAGAGGTATAGGATTTATTTAGAGATGGGGAAAGATTACTATTATTATTTAAACTTATAGGTGCAGCATTTAGATGTTGGTTATTCCATAATGCTGTAATACTTACATAAAAATTCTTTAATTGTGACCCAACATCAGGGTTTACATTTGATGGTCCTTTTACAATAAGTACATACTCATTAACTAAAGGGTAAGTTTTTAAATTAGGGAATAAAGGAGTAGCTAATTGGACTGTAGAATTATCTGTACTTGTAGAGCCAGGAGATTTAATTTCAGAAAAGTTAATAGTTCCTATTCCTGACCATTCACCTGTTTTTGAAAATAAATCAGAATTAGAATTAAGATTAATATCTACAACTCGAGCAATTATAAATTTACCAATTTGTGAAGTCTCATTATTAACCCCACCCCTACTTGAATTATTATTAGGTGAAGCTTGAAATAATCTAGATATCCCAGTTTTATTTACTGCCATCTTTAGTTTCCTCGAAGTTATTATTGAGATTTTCAATCTCTTTCATTAATTGTTGTTTTTCTTCTTCCGTTATACCTAATGTATCCCCACTAGAACTATTATTAAGCGCGCGTTGTATTATAGTTGACATCTTAATTAATTGTTCATCGTTACGAACGCCAATATCTAAATATTCTTTAATAAGTGGAACAATAAGGGTTGCATCCCCTATATCATTAATTAAAGGTTTTAGTTCTGAAATTAATCCTGAGATTTGAGTTGCTTTTTTGTTTTGGTTATCGTAAATTTCATTAAGAATATCAGAAAATTTCTTATCACCAAATACTATATTATCTAGAGCCATAATGTTATTTTATTATAAATATGGATATAAAAAGGACTTAGAATCTAGCGTAACCGTTTTCTAGAAAAAATATGTATTGGGACTTAAATATCCCATAAAGCTTATCAGCAATTTTGGTGATTTTAGGAGTTTTTACATCTATAATCTCACGAATGTAAATATAAAGTGCCTTTTTATTAAATACCTCTATAGATTCTCTTTTTCTAAATAATTCAAGTATAGCATCTGCTATTTGAGCATCATTTTTCTTTGGAAATAATTCATAAATATTTTCAGTAACATGGTGTGTAAATAAATCTATATATTTACTTAATTCTGTATTTTGGGGGTCATCAGTCATACTGTAAGTATGGGTTGATTTTTCTCCCATCAAGACATCTACTTCTACTTTCTTAATTTTTTTACTATAATTTTTAGTATTATATAATATTAACCAACGTTTAACTATAGTACCAAAATAGGAATATGCTTTAGTCCCACGTGTTGGGTCAAATAAATGAAATTTAGATAAACAAAAAGTAATTATTTCATGTTGAAGATGTTCTAAGTTTTCTACTTCAGTATGGTAAAACTTAAAAGTGTGAATTATATTCTGGGTGAGTTTAAAAAATGCATAATGTATTTCTTTATCATAGATTTTACTCCTAATCTTGGGATCAGGCTCGTTATTATATCTTACAATAGCATTTTCAGTGTCTTGGGTAAAGTAATTTTTACTTTTAGGTTTTCTTTTTTTCTTAATTGGTTCCATTATTGGTGTTGTCAGTTTTAAATTTGGAAATACTTTCTTGTATAACCTTTATTTGTGAAAAAAACCAACCAATTTCATCATCACCTTTAAATATATCTTTTTGATCAATCTCATCAAGACGTCTATCTGCATAATTTATTTGCTCATTAAATTCTTCAATATATTTATCTTGATTTATAATAATATCTTCTAATTTTTCCTGTTTATATAAAAGATTAAAAGTCGTAAATCCAAAGATTACGACTAATAAACCTAGTATTATTAAAATTATTTGTAATATCATAAACTATCTAACATATTTTTTAATCCTGAGCTTGATACATTATTTAAAGCTTTTGTTTTGGTACTCTTATTAGCACTCAATGTATAATTCTTTTTTGGAGTATCCACGCTATTTTGAGAAAACTTTGGTAACCATTCAATCTCAAATTCAATACGCGCTGCCATCATATCAGCTTGGTGTAAGATAAATGGAAGAGAGGTGCGTGGTTTTTGTTCTGGCATGAATGATTTTAAATATTTCTCATTTGCTGAATCATATAAACCATCATGTGTCTGGATAGCAATCATTTCATTAAAGGTATATTTAATATCATGTTGCTGAAGTAAAAATAGACCACGATCTGGGACAGCTGCAAAAGGTAATACTTTATTAAACATATAATCTTCACCTAATTTATCGCGTCTCCAATTATCTGTCTGAGGGATATATGCTTCTTCAGTATCAGAACCCATTTTACCTAAGTCATGGTTGATTGCCGAAAATACCAATTCTTCTTGGGTAAATGTCGTCATATCACAACCAAACCCTTCCCATACAGCGGACATGGCTAAAGCGGCTTTTACAACTCTATTAACGTGATCTACGTACCCACCTGGGAATGCTGAATGGTATTCTTTTTTATGTGCCGCTGGCATTAATATAATACGATCCTCATATTTTTTATAGAAATCAAGTAAACGTTGTTTACGATCTCCAGTAATATATGTTTCAATGTTAGTGTTGAATTCGATCCAATTAGCTTGGATTTTTTCTGCTGTTAGACTCATAACTTTTATTTTTTTTATTTGTAATAACCTTTGTAATAACCTTTACTAACTCCCCTGTTGGATTGTGTGCTAAAAATCTACCATTTAATTTAGGAGGTATTGATTTCATTACTTCAATTTTAGTCTTGTTGTTGTTCAATTAAATCTTGTAACTCACTTATAATTTCTTGTCCCTTTTGGATAGTAGTAAAAAATACTTCCCTAGATTCTCCTCTTTTAACTATTCCTTGTAAACTATTTAATGTAGAATCTAAGTTTTCTAATTTCTTGTGTACTAAATTTTTATTTCTCATAATTTTTATTTATTAATAACTTGGGGTAATCCCACCCCCTTACTAAATGTTGAAACGTTGAAACGTTTTCAACCCTTTTATTCCCTTTATTTCTTATTCCCTTTTTTCCTAAACCCGTATTTTTAATCTACGAAAGGACTTTTAAACATCCAAGTTCTTTTCAACATTTTCTTTAAATGTTTTTATTTTTAATAATTTTGAACATCTTTCGTATTGCTCTGTAGATTCAAAATATTGAATACCTTGGTTTAAAGTTCCTAATAAAGAATCCTTTTTATAATCCATAATAGCCTCTAAATCCTCAGATTTGTTTAGATTAATTTTAGATATATAACTCCAAGCTCTATTAAATACTACAAAGGATGAAGCATTTTTAGTTTGTTCTATATCATATGAAACATTTTCTTTATCGTAAAAGTTTTTTAATTTTTTATGGAATACACCATGATTGTAAATTAATTTTACATACATTCCCAGTAAGATGTTACCTTTAGTATTTACATCCTTTGATATATCAATCTCAAGATCACCCCCATCGGCATCAGGGAATAAGGAGAATATTTTATTTTTATCTACACCCATGGTATTTTTATTATACATATTTTAAACTCCTAGGGACTTAATTTCATTTTCTATATCCCCTTGAATCTTTAATAATTGATTATATTCTGCAACTACATCTTTTTTTTCTGGGTTATCTGGATGATAATTCCATAATTCTTCTATTACAGTAGCTGTTGCTAGTAAATCATTAATTAATTCTACTTTTTGTTCCTCTAAATCTTCTAGATTTGCCATAATTTTAATTTAATTTAATTTAATTTTA